ACCCATAGCTTGAACTTTCTTGCGTAGTCCTTCTGAGGCATTCATAAACGCACGAGCAGTATCTATGTCATCGCCTTGCATACCATTCATCTGAGCTAGCTTGATAAGAGCTACATCACCACCACTAGCATAACCACGTACAGTACCACCTTGAGCCATGCCTGTAGCTTGCTGTTGTTGCTGTTGAGCAATCTCTGCGTAGGTTCCTATCCGATTGAAACCAGGGGGGACATAAGTAACGGGCTGTCGGTTGATCTCCGTAATAACCATCTCTTGGCCTAATTTGTTCCTATAAACAACCTGCTGAACGCCAGTACCACCGCCTATAGGTGCATACAAAGTAGGGTCTACTAAGCCCGTTGTACCAGCGTAGTGTGTCTTGTACGTTACTTGCTGTGGTACAGCACTAAGTCCTGCAGTCTGAAGGGGCTTACTAAAAGTACCTGCTTGTTCGTTACTAATAGATGTATTAGCTGTAATCTGAGGTTGGTTGTAATAGCTAGGAGGTGTGACTTGTTGTGTTACTGTTTGAGGGACAGCTTGTACAGGGGCTACCTCGCCTTGTCCTAATTTAAGTACCTCTGTGTTGGAAGTTGCTACAGGGGTTTCTTCTTCTAGGATCTTTTTCTTGGCTTTACCTAAGAGGTCCGTAATACCAAAGTACTTACCTGCGGCCTGTGCTTGTTCTAGGCTATTATATCCTATTCTAAGAGGTGTACCATCAGAAGCTACAAGAGCAAAGCCTGTATCTGTCTCAACAATACCTGCTTTAGTCCCATCAGGATTCTCAAAGGTAGCGTACTTAGACTTGTCAGTATTAGAGGTAGCTGCCCCACTACTATACTGTTCAAAGTTACCTTGTATAGCTGCCTCTATAGGATCTTCAGATGCCATAATAGCAGCCCAATCACGTGTGTCTGTATTTGCACCAATAGTACCATGGACGATTTCACTTGCTTCAGAAAAGGAAGCTCCCGTAGCATCCATAAACTCACCCACATTAGGCTTTGCGTCAGACGTGGCTTTTGTGGCACTTAATTTAGACACCATTGCACTTTGCTCTTTAGACGCCTTTGCAGCAGCTTTCCTAGTTTTAGCTGCAACATCAGAGACAGCCAACATGTAAGTATCCATGCTCCCATAGTCTGCACGATCAGGAATCTCTATACCATATTTATTAAGCGCCATCTTGTTCTACCTTCACTTGTCCATTGTCATGTATACTGCGCCTGCGATAAACGTCAGTACGGCGACAGTGGTTACTTTTATTGCTGTTGTCCAGATAGACTTACGTGTATCACGCCAAGCCTCCAACAAGCTACGCATCTCAACTATATCTTTCTGAGCAGAGTCATCAAGCAAGCCAATAGAAGCCAGTGCCTCTTTAGCCCCTTTACGAGCAGCACGGTCAAGCATTTCTTCTAGTTCTTCTGGAGTTATTATGGTTTGACCCATGTGCTTTACCGCCTGTAGTTATTGGATAAAGGATAGTTAAGTTATAACATTTATTGGTGGACTTGTCAAGTGTTACCACTTACCTTGTTTGACGCCTAAGAAGTACATACCTAGTATTAAAGCTCCTGCACCTGCTAGTGCTACTGAAATACCAACAGCCCAGTTAATGCAGTTGTCTATGAACTCTTGCTTCTTATAAACTAACTCACGTTGTTCTTTACGTTGCTGTGCTTCTATTCGTACTATTTCATCCCAGGCACTAGGGCCATACGTCCAAGATATATGCGCTCTAAGTTCTTCTCTCATCTCTTTGAGCTTCTGTTTCTGTGACCATATTTCTAATGCAGTAGCTTGGTTGTCATTAAACATCTTGTACATCGGAGGGTTCTTAGCTTTTTCCTCCAAGAAGTCTAGGTCACTTACAGCTTTAGACCATTGGGATACTGCACCTGCCATACCACTGATTTCACGGCCTACAGCTACAGCTTTCTTGATACCATTGTACGCTGTAGTAGCAGCCGCCATAGCTGTAAAAGGATCAATCATTTGAACTTAACCTCTATAGGGCATACATAGTTATAACTTACCCTGTACACTCTGTCGTACCACAAGCCATTCTTTTTAAGGCCACAGTCGTAGTAACAATATTGGAACAACTGGTTGCCGCCCTGTGTCCAAGCATGATTGAACGAAACAAAGGCAAGGACACAGAGCATTATACTATGGTTTAGTAGGCCAGTCAGCCTCATCCAAGTGGGGCCAGTTAGCGTGGCTTGTGATGTCACGCAGTGCTTGGCGATACGCTGTTTGTGCAGCAGTCATAGTCAAGTCAGAAGATGCCCACCAGTCAGTTTCACCAATCAAGCGGTCACGCTGTGTGCGATTACTCTCTGCTGCATTGCTGTCTAGCTGTGCTTGGTATGCTGCCTCATGTTCAGCCTTGGTGGTTGTTACACCATCCTCAGTTGTGTCGCTGAACATATCAGCAACTTCCCATGCCTCAACCCAGTTGTTAAGAGCATCCTGCACTACACCATTGCGGCGTACTGATTGATATGCACCAATGCCATCCGTAGGCTTAGGCGCACGTAGAACAGGGTCTACATTCAGTGCGTCAAACACATTAGCACCCCACACTTTAGGCATGGACATGTTAGGGTTTTCTTTGCGTAACTGGCCTTGAGATTTTAACTCACCAGTTGTGCGATCACGATATTCAGTCATTAGTTGATACTCCTTGTATGACCTTGATTATATTGCTGCGATTGCATAAAAAATGTAACTGCCACCACTAGCGTTGGTGGCTGTAAAACTTGACTTTAACGTAAAACCTGAACTGTGAGGATCAATGTAGTTGCTAGATGTGTTTTCTTGCTGACTTAAATCAAGGAAATGTGTGCTATCGTTACCAGCGGTTATCCCCCTTGCGCTATCCCAAACGTGCCAAGATTGAGAACCAACATCATATCTTTTAACTAAGACAAAAGAAGCACCATTGCTAAACCCACAATCTATAGTCTGATCTGAGCCTGTTCCTGTATAACTCCCAACTTTTGAAACACCATCTAGTGAAGCAAATAAGTAAGCAGCATAATTATAACCTGATCCATTTACTCTATTTTGGTTTCCTAAATAAAATGCATCTGCATCTGGTGCTTGATCTCTCCAATAGCTAGTAGAGTTTATACCTGTATCACTTACACCAGAATTATCATCTAATTGTAGTACCCCACCTGTCGTTCCTGACGGGCCATAATATGTTCCAATAGCTTTGTGGTAGACCGCCCAATCCTCGCTTAAACTTCTATTCTTTACCCAAATCATCTCAGGCGTAACACCTAAATTATGATTGATTGTCGTCGTGTAAGCCCCTGTGCCTTCCCAAGCAACAATATCAAAAAAGTTAGGCGCTCTAGTCCAAGCCCAATGGGTATAATCATAGCCTGATGCATTATAAGGATTAGACCCTGATATTATTTCAAATCCATCAGTTGCATCTAACCAATGGCCTATTGTGTAGTTATTGCTCTCACTACTATTGCTATCCATTAAAAATGGAAATCCGCTTCCACGAACCCTATCGGTTCCACGCCAACCATAGGTAACATTACTTGCCTTTGACATTACAAAGTCTACTGTTGTACCTGTAGTAAATGTCCTAGCTGTCCCATTACCCGTTACTTCTTGAACATCAAACACCTCACTCGCACTCTCAGGCACAGCCATAGGGCCACGGCGAATGGCGATGTAGATGTAGGTGTCACCATTACTACCTAGAGCATTTTGTCTGACAGTGAACCCTGTAGGTGTAGGAGATAAGTAATATGTGTCTGTACTTTCTGCGCCAGACGAGTTGGGAATAAGATATGGTTGCCCTGTGTCAACAGGCATCCCTCGCATGGTATCCCATAACAGCCAATCTTGTGTTCCAGGTGCTCTTTTTATGAGAACCCACTGTGGTTCAAACCCTAAATCTACTGGAACAGCGGCAGTTGAACTGGCTGTCCAACTCCCACACTTGATAATATCAGCATCACCATCAGGGCCGAAATCACCGTCACCATCGTTGTGGGCGAAGAGGTAGGCTACGTAGGTGTCGCCACTGTTATTAGATACAGGATGGTTTCCTACATAGAAGTTAGAGTCCGTTGGATTCGTTGCGCCAAAGATATGAGTAGATGTTTGTAGATTAAAATTTTGGTTTAAGTACAAAACCTTAGATGTATTTGAGTGTACTGATCTATGCCAAACACCCCAGTCTTCAGAGGCATTTGTTCTTTTAACTATAATCATACCCGGAACACAGCCAAGGTTATGAGAGATTGCCCTATCCGATGCTGAGTCCCCGCTCCAAGTTTGCACATCAAAGAACTTAGGGGCTTTGCGGAATGTCCAAGAGGTGTAGGTTGTGCCGCTGAAGTTTGTTTGAGAGTTATAACCTAGCGTAAAGCCATCCGTATTAAAGCTAGAAATCCATGGGAAACTTGGGTTGTAAGTAATATCTGCAGCTGTTGCGTCAGTTGACCGTGCTTTTGTTAAGCCAACCTCAGTATCAAGAAGTTTATGAGAAACCGTACCACTGCGGGCTTTCAGCCAAGCCAAACCACCTTCGCCATCAAGATCAATGCCGTTGGTGATCGTTTGTGTAGAGCTATTGCCCTCATACAAATAAGTGCTGAACACCTCATCAACATCAAGGCCACCACCACCAGCAGCACCTGCTGCACTTTGAAAAGCTTGTCTTACTCTTGTAGACATCTAGGTTTACCCTCTTACTCTTTTACGTCAGGTGTATCAGCTTGTTCAAGTGACTGGTTAAGCATTGCTACAAAAGCATCACGCCCTACAGTTAGCTGGTCTAAGTTAAACTGTGCGGAACCCATCTTGCGATCCAAGTCAGCGATGTGGTTAATAATAGCTTTCTGTTGATCTGTTAGTTGATCTTCAGTGTATTCTTTGTCGTTAATCGTAATGGTTTTTGTTTGTTTCTCTACCATTGTGATTCTCCTTTGTTGTTATGTTATAGTTGTTTTACCAAGGTGTACCTGAAGCTGTAGTAGGTGTTTTATCAGCGTCAATCTTAGCTTGCAATGCTGCTTCAGTTTCTGCTTTATCAATCACACCATAGACCCAGCCTAATACTGTAGCCTCAGTTACACTGTCATAAGCAATGAACCCTGAGTCAGAAGCATTAGGGCTAAACCCTACAGTGCCATACGAAGATGCTGTATAGTCGCCATCCTCTGCTACTACACGCCAATGTGCTACTGTGATGCCACCTGTAGCAACTTCATTTTCACAGTTATTGATAGTCCAAGTAAAAGTTGTCATAGTTAGTTTTCCTTATAAGGGTAATAGAGTTATGCTGCAGCGTCAATAGCTAAAGCACCATACCAGTTCGTACCACCATCTACTGTGTAGAATACCAGTACATCTGTTTCACCTGAAGCGGGGGCATCAGGGGCTGTACCGCCAGCCCAATCTACTGAGCTAGGCCATGTGATAGTGTGACCACCACCAGCCGTTAATTTTAGCACGAAGCCAACAGAACGTCCAGAGGTTACACTAGCGAAAGTGAAGGTAGTGTTACCGCTTGTAGTTAAGGTAAAGCTACCTGCTGTGTCTGCATCAATGCTAGGCGTAGTACCTGACAGTGTAGTGTTAGCCTCTTCAATAGTGCCAACATAGCCAACGCCAGAGAGGTAGAGGTCAGTAAAACGTGATGAAGCTGTACCTAGGGCATATGACGCATCTTCTGTCGTACCGCTGTTATTTGATGAGTAAATTACAGTGCTGCCAAAGGCTATCCTTGCACCGCTTTCTTTACCAATCATTAAGTTGCCATAGAAAGTCCCAATACTCCCCACAGTGTTGCCGTCTTTGCGGAACACTGCAATGTCGCCGTCTGAACCTAGTCGGTTTAGGTAAGCTACTGTTTGACCTGCCGCAGCAGAAATAACACCTTTAACTCCTGCGGTCCCAATATTGATACCACCACTAGAAGCACCAGAGTTGTCACTAACATTATTATCAGTAGTCCCCACCAGCAAGTTACCGCTGCTGTCGATGCGCATGGTTTCGGAGATATTGCGGAATACAATGTTGCTAGATGGGTCAACATAGATGTCGCCACGTTTTGTTGTACTGTCGTAAAACTCTAGTGACCCACTGCTGCCAGATGCACCCTGCAAGCGCAATTCTGCATACCCGCTTGATGACGCAACGTGTAATTCCGTACTAGGCGAAGTCCCAATGCCTACATTACCGCTGCTGTCGATGCGCATACGTTCTAAAACAGTACCAGCGTTATTTGTATAAAACGCCGTGTAGCTGTTTAGCGCAGTTGTTGATGTGTTTTCTCGAAGGAACGCAATAGACCCAAGGGCGGCAGACCCAGAAGTTACCGAGGTTGCGTATGCTTCAACGATGCCTCCTTGATCAGCGCTAGTTGTAGAACTTTGAAGGCTTTCAATAGTATTTGAAGACCCTGACATAATAAATTTTGTACCAGATGCCCCGTTCCAAACTGTTGTTGAAGTACCCCCCAAAAGCAAGTTACCGCTGGCATCGATGCGCATACGTTCTGAGCCACCATTTGTATGAAATGTAAAAGCATTTGATGCGTGTTGGTAGTTTATTTGACCAGTTGTTACGCTATCAGGGTCAGCAAAAAATATAGCACTGTTAGATGAGTTATCTGCGTATATGGTAATACCCTCTGAACCACTACCAGTTCCAACTACAAGATTATTTGCACCAGCATTAAAACCAGATGTAGAATTACCAATACCAACATTACCTGCTGATGTTATACGCATACGTTCTGTGCTGTTTGTCCAAAATGCCATTAAATCAGAGTTGTCTGAATACTGGATACGGCCTTTTGTTGGGCTTGTAACACCACCGAAATAGATGTCAGACTGTCCTGTGTCGGCAGAGGTAATATACATATCAGGATTGCTGGCTTGCAGTTGGAGTATGCCACTAGGCGAACTCGTCCCAATGCCTACGTTGCCGCTGCTATCGATGACCATTCGTGTGTTTTGTTCTGTAACAAAAGAAAAGCTGCCGCCTGAATGACTATACTTAATTTGCCCTGCGTTAGAGGCAGTGTTGTCCCCAAAAAACAATGTGCCAGTATTAGTGGAAGGCGTAAGAATAGAGATACCTCCATCTCCACCCGCTTCAACAACAAAGTCATCAGCGTTGCTTGCTGCACTACCGCCACTTGAACCTGTTGATATAGAGCCACTTCCATCCACAGTCAGCCCATCGCTGGTCAAAGTACCCGTGATGTCTACGCCTGAGGCACTGGTGGCGAGTTTTTCAGAGCCAGAATGACGAAGCGAAACACTACCACCAGTTCCTAAATCTGTAAAAACAGCGTAAGCATAGCCAACCGAATCTTGTAACTGTAAATTTGAACCTCTAATATATAAATCGCCTGTGCCAGCATCTTGTATATAACTATCAGACCCATCGTGGTAAATCTGTAGGTCAGATCCAGCGCCGAAGATGGCTTTGTCGTTGTCACCGAATAATATATCGTTACCGTTACTATCTAGGTCACCGCCTAGCTGTGGCGTTGTGTCTCCTACTAGATCAGGTGATACACCCTGCCAAGAACTACCGTTCCAGACATACATAGCTCCACCAGTAGTGTTGAAATACAAAGCACCTACTGCTAGTGCATCTCCATCGTTATCTACTGTTGGCGCACTTGCTTTGTCACCCAAGTAGCGATCATCAAAGTTATCGTATACAGCTTCAGCATTAGCTTCACTTGTTGCAGCATTGCTAGCTGATGTAGCTGCCTCTGAAGCAGAAGTAGCAGCAGCAGCGGCACTATCAGCAGCATCTGTAGCTGAACTTAGAATGCCATCCACGTATGTCTTAGTAGTTAGATCAGCTGCATCAGTAGGCGTATAAGTCGTAGTAATCTTGTTAGCACCCATGTCGATAGCACCAGTCATAGTGCCACCAGACAGGTTCAGCTTAGTAGCATCCTGTGTGTCAGTGTACAATTTAGTAGCTGCATCTTGGTTAGCTGTTGGATCACCCAAGCCAGTAACTTTAGATGTACCCATAGCAATAGCACCCGACATAGTACCACCAGTCAGGTCTAACTTCAGTGCATCTTGTGTGTCTACATAACCCTTACGAGTAAGTTCATCATCTGTAGTAGGTGCTGCAGTCGATGTAACTGCATTAGCGCCCATAGTGATGTCGCCAGTCATTGTGCCACCAGCAAGAGGTAGCTTAGTAGCAATACTGTTTGTTACAGTAGTAGAGAAACTAGCGTCATCGCCCAGCGCAGCAGCCAGTTCGTTTAATGTATCCAAAGCGGCAGGAGCAGCATCAATCACAGCAGCTACAGAGGTATCTACATAACCCTTAGTTGCAGCATCAGATGTGGCGCTGGGCGTACCCAAACCTGTTACAGTATTACCACCCATAGTGATGTCACCAGACATCGTACCGCCAGCTTTGTCCAGCTTGAGTGCATCTGCAGTGTCTACATAGCTCTTCGTAGCAGCGTGTTGTGGAGCGGTAGGATCACTTACGTTAAGCAGTGCTGTGCTAGTGAAGTCTACCGTACCATTAACTATAAGGTCATTCAGTGTAGTTGTACCAGTAGCGGCAGTTACGTTACCAGTGAGATCACCAGTTACATCGCCCGTTACATTGCCTGTCAGATTACCTGTTACGTTGCCTGTGACATTGCCTGTAAGCGCACCAGTAAAGCCTGTGTTAGCTGTAATGGTTGTACCTGTTACAGCTTGTGGAGTTGTACCACCAATAACTGAACCATCAATAGTACCACCATTAATGTCAGCTGTTGCTAGGGTAGCCTGTCCTGTAGTTGTTACTGTAGTGAATGTACCTGCAGCAGCACTAGAAGCACCGATAGTAGTGCCATCAATAGCACCGCCGTTAATGTCTACTGTAGCGTGAGTAGAGTTGCCTGTAGTGGTAAGGCTACCTGCAGACATAGCACCTGTGAAGGTAGACGTACCTGTTACATTAAACGTACCGCCTACAGATGCGTTACCTGTAGCGTCCATTGTAGTGAAGTCAGCAGCGGCAGGAGTAGTGCCGCCAATAACTGTAGCATCAATAGTACCACCATTAATGTCTACAGTAGTAGCTGTAGCAGAACTAAATGTGGCTGCGGCAGGTGTAGTTGCACCAATAGTTGTACCGTCTATTGTCCCACCATTAACGTCAACAGTAGCGAAGGTAGAAGTACCTGTAGAAGTTACATCACCAGTCAAGTCACCTGTAACATCACCAGTTACATTACCTGTAACGTTACCTGTTACATTACCTACAACACCACCAGTAGCAGTAAGAACACCAGTAACACCAAGAGTACCAGCAACAGTTGCATTCTCGTGTACTGTAAGTGTATCAATATAGCCTACACCGTCAACGTAAAGATTCTTAAACTCAGCGCCTACAGCACCAAGGTCAATGTCATCATCAGTAACAGGTACAACTGCACCGTCTTTAATACGTACTTGCTCAACAGCAGCACCACCTACTTCACTATAGAAGCTAATGCGGTTGTTAGTTGTGTCTACTACAACTTTATTCTTTGCGTCAACATCAGCAATAAGAGGTACGTAAGCACCTTCTGTTGAGCTTCCATCATGCTTGTGACCACCACTAAAAGCAAAAGCATCACGTAGTGCGTTATACTCCGCATTAACTGGCCCTGCTTTAATAATTGCACTAGCAATAATATCAGCTACTGACTGTCGGGTGTATCCTGCCATTAGAGTCTATCTCCTACTCCGAAGGTCACAACTAAGCCTTGAATGCTGTGTGACGCATTTGTGTCATTTGTTACGTACTTAAAAGATACAGACTTACCTGACCCCGATACGTTAGTTCTTACTACTGGTGCTGGATTGCCGTCAAAGATTGCGGTGCTGTCGTAAAGGGCTTCATTGTAGTAAGCTGCTGCGCCTTCTGTACTAATCGTAAAGTTGTTAGGACTTAATGTTTCAAAAGCTTCGTAGTCATACAAGACCGACATAGCAACTTCATTGTCACCCTCAGAGCGTAAGTATGTAGCGACTGTATGGATGACCTTACGCTGCTCTGGGTCTTGCATATGAATAAATGGCGTCTGATATAGACTAAAGATTTCTGCACCATCAAAGTCAGTACCTTTTTCTTGACGATGCACCTTACCGTTGCTATCACCATGTAGGACAAACTCGTACTGACCTATGTAGCCGCTATCAGCACAAGAAGCTTCGACACCTAGCACCTGCCCAAACTCAAAAGCAGTTCCTTGAGGTGTTGAACGCATACCCGCAATTAGACCTGTAGACTCACCTACAGCAAAGAACACACGAAATTGAGACTTAGCACGAATGACTACAGAAGATAATACATCTAAGTCTTCTTGAAGAACCACCTCAGTAAAAATAGACTGTACGTTTTGAGAGATGGACTCTAAGTTAACATCGCCAATCTTGTTTGTGCCAGAGATAGGACGATACCCATCCTGAGACAAAAACAATAAGTCACCAGCTATCTCAATAACACTGTCCGTAGCCATACAACCCAGATCATCTGTAACTTCTTGAAGTACAAAGTCTGAGATATTATTACCTGCAAGCTTACGGATAATGTTCGTACCAAAGATGTACATAACATCACGGAAAGACCTAATAGCTACAATAGGAAAGCCTACATTGATAACACCTGCACCGTCAGCAGGGTCAAAGCTAGTCTCATCGTAAGGCGCAGAAAAGAAAAGGTTAGTAGGTTCTGTAGTATCTCCAGCAAGGAATAAATGGTTCTTAAATACGTGAGACACCTTAGGTGCGCTGGGCGCATTGCTGTCTGTGATCTGCGTGTAAGTAGTACCATCGTAAGTAGCAGCAGGATTTATTGCGTCTGTGAGTACAATCTTGTCTGTACCCCAGTTGTACCTACTAAAGCGCACCTTTGTTACACCTGTCATAGTAGGGGAACCTGATGTAGTAACTGCTACCCAGTTTTCCGTACCGACATCCCAGTAATGCAAATAGTTAGAACCACTAGAAGGCTTACGTGCAGCAAGGATACCGTCATTCACACCATTAGCTACACACAAACCTAAGACACTGCCTGTACCGGGTACTGTACCGTAATCATTACTAAAGCCACTAATACGTCTATAGCCACCTGTAACAGCAGGTTCATAGTTAATCAAAGCCACGGCAGAGCCTGGGGAAGTCTCACCCTGTGATAACACATCACGGTTAGTGTTAAGACCGCCTTGGCAGAAGACTTTAAATGAGGCTAGATTATCAGCCATTAGTAACCGCCACTAAAAGAAGATGTACTACCTCGTGTAACTACTGTAGAGCGGATCTCAATAGCATCATCCATTAAGACACGGCGCATAGACTTAATGCCATCCTCAAAGTTATTCTGGTGCATTGCAGCACTCTGCTCGTTGCTACGGAAGCGCATCATAAACATCATTGCACCATCAATAAGTACGTGTTTAAAACGATCTGGTATAACTGATACGTCATTGTATAGTGTAAGGTCCGAAGGGAAAGACCAGTATACATACTCAATCTCATACGCAGCGTTAGGCACAGGCGTAACACCAAAAGACTCACCATAAGTCTGATATACTACAGAGGGAGCAGACTCACCGTTTACTGTATCACCGCTATCGTCAGACGATCTATAGTTCTGAATGTAGTCTTCGTAGGAGATAGCCTTCAAGCGGCGAGGACCGTTCTGCTCTGACTCAAGCTTTTTAATGTAGAAAGTATCCCAGTCTACACTTGAGTAATCTGCAGGGAAGCTGTACTGACGTGTACCAGCAGCAAGAGTTTGTGTGTAGGTAGTCTTGAGGAAGGGCCACTCTTGACCCGTCTGTAGAATAAGTCTAATGCTACTATTGATTGCATCCTTAGCTAGAGCTTGAACGTTACGCACGGTATCAAAGCCATCACCTGCTGTATCAAGTGTGACTTCGTTCATGCGTCTTAGTAATTCATTAACTAGCGATACGTAAGTAGCCATAGAGTTATCCTACCCTTAAGTAAGCTGAAGGGCCAGCCTCCTAAGAGACCAGCCCGACAGACTAAGTGTAATTAAGCAGCGTTGTAACGTGCTGTGATAAGTGCCTCGGGGCGGAGAATTTTGCGCCCATAGAGATGCATACCACGTACAATGTCAGCAAAGCTGTCTGGGTCACGGTAGTTCTCAACTTTGTTGATCTGCTCAGCAGAAGCAACAGCATCGTCCTGACCAGCTACGATAACACCGTAGTTAGCGTCTTGTGCAGTTGTACCTGAAGTACCAGCACCAGTGCCTTTAGCAGGCAAAGCATTGGACACATAAACACGGAAGCCGTGAATGTTGTTCAATACCAGACCGTTTTGCAAGCCTGAGCCGCCAAAGTCGCCATTCAACATGCGTGAATCTTCGTCTTTGAGCATCTCTACAAACACTGGGTCAAGAACAACCCAACGTCCACGTGCGTCTACGTTCTGTGTATCCATCTTACGAGCCATACGTGCAAGTACAGTCAATGGAGAAACAGTAGTAGCTGACAGGGCAGTTGCACCTGGCAAACGTGGAGCCAATGGTACGGAGTCACCTGCAGTCGCTGTAGCAGCAATAGTCAAGTTACCGAAGTCAGTTGCGTCCAAGTGGTTTGCTGTGAGCAATTCACCAGTCAAGTTACCTGCTGTTGGGTGCTGTGCATCACCAGAAGTAGTAGTGATGTAAGCGCCTGCAGTAGTG